CTTGATCAAGGCATGAAGTATGAGCCAGTGAAAATGTTGACATTGCAAGATGCCGATGCTGCTGCTCTAAAACTGCAAACTATGAAACGTATTTGTGGCGTATTTGGCGTTCCACCGGCAATGCTTGGCATTGCGGATCAAAAGTACAATAATACTCAAACAATGTTGGATGAGTTCTATAAAACGGTCATGTATCCAATGATCATTAATGTGGAACAAAAATTAAATCGGTCATTGCTTAAAGGATATCCAAATCTTTGTATTAGATTCGATACAAAAGATTTTCTGAAAGGTGCTGCGTTAGATCAGATGAATTTTGTATCTGCTGGTTTGACAGCAGGTATTATGACTCCCAATGAAGCAAGGGAATATTTAAATATGCCGATGATTGAAGGCGGCGATGAGTTAAAACAAGACACAAAAAATGCCGAACCTATTCCCGGGACTTCTCCGCAAGATACAGGCGGTGGAGGCGGAAATCAGACTAGGAAAATGAATATAGGTACGACATGAATCGGAAAACGCAAATTGCTCTAGCACTTCTTGCTTCACAAATCAAGGATACTGGTGTTAGACTTCCGACAAGTGAAATTCCCCACAAGATAAAAGATGACGATCAATCTATTAGAAATGGGGCGATAAATGAAGAATGTGACATTCGTATGCGAAGCGAGGGTGAGCCTCCAGTCCAACGCAAACGAGGCAGACCAAGAACCAAGCGGTAAAATAGAAGCAGTCGTTACTACTTGGGGACCGCGTGAAGGCGCGGACGGTCGCAAGTTTAATTATCAACCAGAAGGTTTTGCCGATTGGATGGAAGCATATGAGTCCAGCGGCAGACCTTTGCCTATGTTCCTAAATCATAATGATTATGGAATGCCAGTCGGTGAATGGTCAAAATTTGAAATGACCGAAGATGGTATGAACGCTCAAGGTCGTTTGTATCTAAACACTGTCGGCGGTTCTGATCTCTATCAAATACTTAAAGAATCGCCCAATATGTTTGGTGGCGTTTCTGTCGGCGCATATGCAGACGAATATCAGTGGGTCAAAGAAGATGGCACACCGATGGTAGTTGGTTCTGACGATCCATATGAAGATGGATATTTCCAAATCACAAAAGGTGGTTTGCGTGAAGTATCTGTTGTTATGTATCCCAATAATCCCAATGCAGAAATTCAAAAATTAGAAGCGTTTGGCGAGGATGGGAAAGTAAATCCCCGTGTTCTGGAGCGTATCTTGCGTGATGCGGGACTCGCCAAGAAAGATGCGACTGCCGCATCTAGTATCTTCAAGAAAGTATTGGAACAGCGTGATGCTCCCAAGAAAATTGAAGACACGCCTAATCGGAGTGAATCTGATGCGGCAGTGGAAGAAGCCGAAGCAATCGCTGCTGCATTAGAACAGCATATGTTGCTGAAAGCATTGGAAAAACGTCTTAAATAAGGAACTATTATGTCTATCGAAAAAATCCTAGAGAAAGTTGACGCAATCGAAGCATCTAATATTGCAAAGATTGAAGAAGTCAAAACGCAAGTTGTTGAAGAAATCAACAAAACTGTTGAAGCAACTAAAGGTGAATTTGCAGATCAAGTTGCTGCACTCGAAGCCAAAGTCGCTGCTATCAGCACTCCTTCAATTATTCGCGCACCTGCGAAAACAATTCGCGGTGATGTAAATCGTCGCGTCCGTGAACAACTTGCACAATTCACAAAGCAAAGCGGCAACAAACTGCACACTGAATTGAAATTGTGGGAAAGCGAAGATCAGCACGCAGCATATATGCTGGAGGCATCTACACTTACTGGTTCCGGTGCTGGCATTGGTGGTCGTACTGCTTACGATCCTGTATTCCACAAACAGCGTTTGCTCAACCCGATGCGCGGCGTATCACGTCAAGTGTCAACCGATGGTTCAACATATCAGTTCCGTGCAAAAACTGGCAATGCTGGCGCACAATGGGGATATGCAATTCAAAACAATGGCGTAGCAACCACTGAAGCGACATCGATCTGGCAGTTGAATATGCAAGACATCAACGTTCAGTTCCCGATTCGTACTGCTGCATTGGACGATATCGATGGTTTGGAAGCCAATGTTGTTGACGACATGCTGCAAGAATTTTCGCAGCAAGAAGGTCTGTCAATGATTTTGAACAACGATCAGGCTGGTTCTACTACAACTGCATATGGTGCAACCAATGGTCTGCGTGGTTTGAATCAGTATCCCGGTGCAAATGCTTCTTATGCTGGCGGCACAATTTCTGTTGCTGATTTTGGTTCTAGCGGCACTGCGTCAACAGATGGTTTGCATGACATTGCTACTTATGACCAATTGACTACAAATGGTAATGGTTCTGCCAACAACGTAACGTTTGCAGATATTGTTACGTTCCTGCATTCTCTGCCACAGCAATACTGGAGCGCAGGTAATAAGTTCATCATCAATCCAATTATGCTTGCTGGCATTCGCGGTCTTGTTGATGACAATGGCACTCCTGTATTTGAGCGTATGTCGCCTCTGGTATATGAAGGCATTGTCGGCAAACTGATGGGCTACGATGTTGTTGTCAACTCCTATCTGGATAGTCCAATTGCTGCTGGCGCATCTCCCGGCACTGCAAGTCAATATCCAATGTACTTCGGTGACTTTACTCGCGGTCATACTATCGTTGATCGTCTGTCTATGGTGCTTCGTCGCTACGAACAGACTCAGCCGGGATTCATCACTTTCTACGGTGAAAAGCGTCTGGCAACTTCGGTGGTTGATCCGTTCAGCATCATCCGCTATCGTTCGACAGCAACTGGTGCTTAAAGAAGCGGGGAGGGGAAACCCTCCCCTCTTTGTATAACTATTGAGGAAGACACATGAGTGCAAATCAAAAAATTCTGGACGGAATCAAATTGTCCTTGCGCGAAAATCGTAAGGTGACAATTGATCTGAGTGAGGCATCTACCTTGACCGGATCAGGTCTTGATATTGGTGGTCGCACTCATTTTGACGATGCGTTTGCGAAATTGCGTTTGGCAAATCCATTTCGTATGGGCACAAGGAATATTAAAGTTCCTAATAATTCAGCAGTGCAATTTGTTGCGAAAACAGGTAATGCGACAAATCAAACAAATCCTTGGGGATATACATTTACGCCGGACAGCGGAACTCCCGGCACTGCAACATCTATTTGGCAGTTGCCTACTCGCGTGATCACTGCACAATTGCCTATTCGTATTGCTGCTATGGATGACATTAATGGTCTTGAAGCAGAATTGATTGAAGACATGATGCTTGAATTTGGTCAGCAAGAAGCATATTCGATGGCGCAAAACAACGATCAAGCAGGTAGCGTTACTACTGCTTATGGCGCAACTAATGGTTTGCGCGGTCTTGATTATTACGCGACAGGCGCATCAGCGGCATTTGGTTCTAGCGGCACTGCAATGACGGATGGTGTTCATACACTTGCAACTGTTTCGCTCGGTGGCGTGGCTCCTACATACAACAAAATTATTGATATTGCTAATGCATTGCCATCGCAATATTGGTCATTGCCTACGACTGCATGGCATATATCGCCAACAATGATTCAAACATTGCGAGGCCTAAAAGATTTGCAAGGTTTGCCATTGTTCCTTGATATTGGCGAAGCATATGAAGAAGGCGCGATAACTTCCATTTTTGGATGGCCTGTAATTCCTAACGCATATTTAAGTTCTGCATTCCCGATCTATTTAGGTAATTGGGAAAAGTTTATGACCATCGCAGACGTAGAAGAAATGTCGATTCAAATGATGGATCAAACTGCTCCCGGATTTGTAACGATGTATGCGGAAAAACGTATGGTATCGACAGTCCGTGATCCGTTTGCTGGTGTTCGCGCAAGCGCAGCATAAAGGAATAAACAATGCCAGTCGAAAATCAAACTCTTGCTCCGTTCTATTCGAACCAAAGAAATCCGTTCAATTATGCAAAAGTTGAACAGATCACTAGAGATTTGATGACAGAATGGCTGACGTTACAAGAAATTACAGATCAAATTAATTTGTTCGATGATGAAAGTCAGGACAGATATTTAGAATCGCTTGAACTTGCGGTCCGTATGGCGATTGAAGATTATTTGGGGATGGCAGTTTTCCCAACACAATATAAAGTTTATTACCCTAATTTTGGTTTGTACAACACAGCAGTATATTTGGATTTGCCAGAAGTTTCGCAAGGATCACAAGGTCAAGCGGGAGTAGTGATAAATAAAGTGGAGTGCTACACAACATCAAATGTAGTTCCAACTCTTATTTCTGCTTCAAATTATTCTTATGATCCGACAGGCAATCAAGTGATACTAAATTCTTTGCCAAACGCATTGAATCAACAAGTAGCGAATCCAGTTGTTGTGACTTATACGCAGAACAGAAGTCCGCTTGCAAATTATCCTGTAATTAAACAAGCAGGATTGTTATTGTTTACGCATTTGTATAACAATCGATCTACTGTTAGTGATAGTGTAGCAATGAAAGCGCAAATTCCGTTTGGTGTAGATGCTTTGTTGCGTCCATATAAGCCATTGGTGATGTAATGACAATTGTTCGGTATGAAAACATAACTATCAATAACGTCACTAATGGCGTGGATAGTATTGGGCAATACACACAAACAATTACTGAGTGGTTTAAAACAAGAGCATTGACACACGATGTGGCAAACAGTGTTCGTATTTCAGAGCGTTATCGTGTTTATTCTGATTTAGTTACTTTTACAATCAACTACACTCCAAATGCA